ACTTTGAGGTTCCCATCTTTGTTTCCCGTCAGATTGTCAAGCACCGTTTGACATCGATCAATGAGGAATCCGGGCGCTATCGTGAACTCAAGGGAGAATTCTTCGTTGAGCCAGAAGGCCGTCCCATTGTCCAGATTGGCAAGACAGGTGACTACAACTTTGTTGAAGGCCGTCCTGACCAGATGGAAGCTCTTCAGGGTGTGGAACGCCTCACTGCTGAAGCTGCTTGGGAGAACTATCAGAAGCTTCTTGCTTACGGTATCGCCAAGGAGAACGCTCGAAAGATCCTTCCGGTCTCGCTGTACACCTCCATGTACTTCAAGGCTAACCTGAGGACCATGCTCAACTTCGTTTCCCTCCGTAAGGACTGGGGACCGGATGCTGTTCATCCCTCCAAGGCTCAGTACGAGATTGCCATGCTGACTGAGCAAATCGCAGAAGTCATCAAGGAAAAGGTACCCAACGTGTGGAACTCCTTTGTCGAGAATGGCTACCAATCAGTCTAGTTGACACTAGCACAAAGATAGGCTAAAATGGAGTATAACACAGAGCCTTTCTTGGGGAGGAATCCGGAGTCGGTGTCTATCACCAACTCCGAGATTCAAACCTTCAAGGATTGTAAACGCAAGTGGTGGCTCGGAAATTATCGTGCGCTCAAGCCAATCAGCAAGACGTATGTTGGACCTCTGACCCTCGGGATCAGGGTCCACAACTCACTGGAGCATTTCTACGTAACGGGCGGAAATCCTGTTGACGAGTACGAACGTCTCCAAAGAGTAGACAATGCTCTCTTCGCTGAGAGCAAGGACGCTGCATTTGAAGCTCAGGTAAAAAAATTCAACAGTGAGGCCGAACTTGGCCGAATCATGTTGGAAGGCTACATGGAATGGCTCGCTGAGGAAAATCCAGATGCAGATATTGAAGTCATCGGGGCTGAAAAGAAACTCTCAACTAGACTTGAGATGGACCCTCGTGTAGAATTGATGGGTAAGACTGACTTGAAGGTGAAGCGTAGGTCGTCAGGCCGTCACGCAATCCTTGACCACAAGACAGCAGCATCGTTCAATTCGTACTACGAAACTTCCCACATGTCAGAGCAGCTTATGCTCTATGTCCTGTTGGAAAAGATGGACGCGGAAAACGGTGACCCTCTCGTTGATGGAGGAATTTATAACCTCATCAAGAAGGTCAAGCGCTCCGGAACAGCCAAACCTCCGTTCTACGAACGCATGGATGTACGGTTCAATGACAAAACACTTCAGTCGTTTTGGATTAGGACAATGGGTACCATTCGTGATATAATGGAACTAAGAGATCGGCTGGACGCCGGTGAAGATCACCGTTTCTATGCGTACCCCAGCCCAACCAAAGATTGCACTTGGAAATGTCCATTCTTCCAAGTTTGTCCAATGTTTGATGACGGATCATCCGCAGAAGCCATGCTCGAAGAACTCTTTGAGCAGTCTGATCCAAATGCGCGTTATGAAGAAGAAAACGAATAAGAGAGCGGTACTAAATGTCCGATAGAGCACTCAGTATGCTTATGCATGGACTGTCCGGTGCGGGTAAGACTACCCTAGCAGCTACGGCACCAAAACCATTGCTACTACTTGACGTAGAAATGGCCTCTAGGTTCATTAGAGGAAGAAAGATCAAGTGGAATCCACTAACTGAAGCCCCTCCTGTCTATGACGGATCTTGGGACATTTGCGTTGTGATCGTAAATGACTTCCAGAAGGCTCAGGTCGCTTACGAGTACATCAAGGGCGGCAATCACCCGTTCAAGTCCATTGTTGTTGACTCCATCTCTGAACTTCAGTCCAAGGCTGTAGAGAAGATCAAGGGTCGTCAGCAGTTCCAGACTCAGGACTGGGGAAAGCTTCTTTCGGTCATGTCCTTCTACTGTAAGGATCTTCGTGACCTTACAGAAGGTGATGATCAGATTGAAGCAATCATCATCACCGCTACGTCGAGAGACCATGACGGAATCATCAAGCCATATCTTCAGGGCCAAATTGCTTCACAGGCTCCGTATTGGTTCGATATTACCGGCTATCTCTACGTACAACAGGTTCAGGATACCGCAACAGGTGAGATTCGTGATGCACGAAGCCTCCTGATCGGTAACCACCCAAACTACGAGGCTAAGTCTCGTGTTCCGGGTCTTCCAACGGTCATCGACAACCCCAACGTCTCAACGATGTTGGATGCAATCTTTGGCCCGGATGAATCTGCCGCTACCGCTAACACTACACCAGTTGCTCCGGTAGCACAAGAGCCTCAAGGAGAGGCACCTGTACCTGCTGGAATGCCTGAACCGCCAAGCGTCTAGCAACTAGCTTCACCTCAAAATATAACTGAATATTCAACAATCAATATCATATAATCAAAGGAACTATCATTATGCCAGCAATGTCTTGGAAAGATCTCATGAATCAGGCCGAAGAGGCCTCAAAGGAATTTGCGATTCTTGATGAAGGTATGTACACCTTCGTGATCAAAGACGCCGCTAAAGTGGGTCAGACCTCTAAGGAAAACCCCAAGTTCACCATCAACCCCTCAGTAGAATCCGGCCCTCGCGCCAATGCTCGTGTCTTCCACGACTTCATTGTGAGTGATAGCCCGTTTGCCATGAAGAACTTCTTCTTCGCTCCGCTTGAGGTACTTGGCCTCGGTCCTGCTTTCTTCGACAGCAACCCGACTGAAGCCCGTATCGCTCAGGAACTTCAGGGCAAGCGCTTCACCGCTGAGGTCTTCCACGAGAAGAGCCAGACGAACGATAAGACCTATGCTCGTCTCCGTAACTTCTCTGCCCCAACTGCTGCTGCACCGTCAGCGGGGGTTCCGGGTGGTCTTCCCTCTCCATCTGCTCAGCCTCTCCCGAAGACGGCTGTAGCTCCACAGGTTCCGTCTCCTGCCCCTCAGGCAGCAGCACAGAACACCGTTGAATCCCCTTGGGCGACTGCACCGGCTCCGGTCAACAACGCGCCTCAGACTTTCAACAGCGCACCTCCACTGCCTCCGGTATTCGGTAACGGCGGGGCTGCTAACTAAGTAGCAACTCTCTAAAAGTGTGCCCTCGCGACTCAGGTTGCGGGGGCACACTTTTCCCTATAGACTAAGGAAAGACACATGACATTACAGCAAGTAAAAGAATTCAACACCACTTTCGGCGTACCGATGTCCGAAACCCCCACCTCCAGAGTCCCAGCAGCAGGTCTCCGATACGAACTCATCCGTGAGGAATTCGAAGAGCTAGAAGAAGCAATGGAAGCTCTCGATATCGTTGAGGTTGCTGACGCATTGGGTGACATTGAATACGTCGTCCATGGAGCTATCTTGGTATTTGGTCTGGAGAATTTGAAGCCGAACTGGAATCCTGAAATCCATTCGCCATCAGTACTCAATCGTACGAACAGAGAGTCACTTCTATTTGAGCTGCAAAACTTTATCTTGTGGAACAATACACAGGGAATTTACAATACCTTGGACAAGATCCTAACTGCCGTCAACGATTTGGCTAGATCCTTTGAAATTGACCTTCCCGCAGTTGTGGATGCCATCCACAAGTCCAACATGTCCAAGCTTGGTGAGGATGGTAAGCCCATCTACCGGGAATCAGACCGCAAGGTGATGAAGGGTCCGAAGTATCAGACTCCGACAGAAGACATTCGTAAACTAATGTTTGGAGACAATTATGCTCCAGTTCTCGGATAACTTTGAGAACATTCGTGAGCGTCTAGTATCCCTTGGATACAGCGGCCTCAGAGAAGACGATGAGAGCCTTATACAGGCTCTTGTAGCAGTCCATCTGACCTTGGAGAGCTTTGAGCTATCTGAGGGCGCTCAAGGGGCCATTCTGGACCTCCTGAGTGCCAATGGCAGGGACGCAATGAAGTCCACACCTGTCTTCAGTGAGGAAGACTGGATTGATTTTGATTATGGCAATGTGACCATGGGAGATTTCGTTAGAGTCAAGGTTGATGCCTACGATTCTGAATCTGGATCTCGACACAATGGCTTGGTTGGAATCATGACCTACATGTACGGCGGAAACTGTACTGTAAATTACATCGGTTTGGCTACCGGAAACAGTCAGAAACACCCTGTGAGCAAACTTGACTCACTCAAAGGAGTGTACAATAGAAGACCCTCTAAAAATAACTAGGAGTATCATTGGTGACCACAGTCTACACTAAGCCCTCTTGCGTCCAGTGCAACGCTACTTACCGAGCTTTGGATAAAAAAGGCATTGCCTACAGCAGCACTGACATCTCTGTAGATGCACAAGCCCTTGAAGACCTCAAGGAAATGGGCTTCCAGCAAGCCCCAGTCGTGAAGTCCCCGATTGGAAACTGGTCCGGATTCAACCCCGGAAAGATTCAGGAACTCGCAGACTACTACGCCAACCCTGTAGGATAGTCTTGCTGGTGTTCTTCTCTTCTGTGACTGAGAACACCGCCCGAATGGTACAAAAACTTGACCTACCTGCTGTGC